CTTGAGTCCACCGGGGAGATTGCTGAGTGTTCCTGCATCGACGAGTTGTCGCATGAGGGAGGTAGCGGATTTAGCAAAGCCTCCGATAAGATGGAAAAGCCCGAAGCCGTAAGCTCCAAAACCCGGGATATATTGGTAGTGCACAAAGTGTTGGCGCTTGAGTCTGAGGTCATCATCTTCTTTCCAGTTACGGCGGATTGACAGGATGTCGTTAGAGCCTTTAATCAACGTGACAACGTACGGCAGCATGATGCCGGTCTCTTCACCTGCGTCGTCTTTGTCTTCGTAGCCTTCAAGGTTCAAGTCCACGTGGCACTCATACAGGGTGTAGCGGTCGTCGTTCAAATCACTAAAGCCTGTCTCTTTGTCCTTGGCTTTCTGAATGTCTGTCAATTCTTTGGGTGAGTCAGGCAACTCAATATCAAGATAGAAGCCCGCTTGCTGGAGCTTGATGATCTCGTTCTTGGTCTTGCGCATGACGTGCGTGATGCGGTAGCAAGTATCCAGATCTGTTGTGCCGTACGGCAGATACATATCTTCCGCAGGAATAAACATGGAGACCTGACGTCCCAAATTGGGATCGTAGTACACCTTCTTAAACGCTGAGCCTGTAGCTGGCAGTGACCAGAGCATGCGCTCGTGTTCAGCGCGGTACTCAGTCATGACTTCCGTCAACTCGTAGTTCATGTCGTCTTCAACGTTAGACGCAACTTCTTTCATCTCCGGCGTTTCTTTGCCGATGAGTTTGCTACGCACAGGCCCTTGGGCTGGGAACGTCTCAGTAATTGTCTCTGCTTGGAAGCGAACAACAGCTTCTGTAATCATGGGGTGGAACACACCGCATGCGCCGTTCCATGGTTCAGTGCGCTCCTCAATCTGCAAGCCAAGCAGCTTTAGACCATCAACGTAAGTCTTTTCCCAATCTTTACGACCATTCTTGTCGTTGTCAATGTCAGACACCAAGTCCCCAGCCAAGGATTGCAAGGCACCACTGTTTATGTACTCGGCCAAGTTATCGTCAAAGCCTTCTTCATCGTCATCTTCTTTGCCGATGGTGATCTCAATACCATCCATGCCGATGGTAACTTCTTCGGGATCAACAATCTCAATCTCTAATGGTGACTCTTGCTCGCCCAGCGCGTCGATGCCCACGGGTTGTTGGTACAGCGCTTTGTCAATATTCGTTGCCATGTGTAGTCCTAGTAGTATTCGTGTTTCCGGCGGCGAAAGATTTCAAGCTCGTCTTTCTCGTCCGTGTCTAAAGCAATAAAGCCGCCTTGCCTGAAGCGTAGCAGCGCCTGTGTTGTTGTATCCACGTAGTCGTCGTGCTCCCCAACTGGGAACGCGGCCACCTCTTCAATCACTTCCCGTGCCCAGCGTGTGTCAGGTGCCCAGACTTTACCACTGCTGAATAAATCCGCAACCGCGTTCACTCGCACCATCTTGTCGTTACCGCGACTGGGGGAGAACTCTTGGACTGGGATTCCCAACGCCCGCAGTTCCTGAATCAACGGCCCCCCAGATGCCTTTTTCTCCACAATGAACGCATCAGGTTCCCACTCTTTGTATTGCTTAAGCGCTATTACCTTGAGCTCAGGGAAAGCCATGCGATCTTTAAACGCATCCAGTAAGATAAGCTGGGGGGAGTCATTTTCTTCCTCGTTGTAGAAGATGCCCCACGTTGTGCAGGCGGAATAGTCAGAGTTGTTCTTGGTTTCAAACGCCGTATCCCAAGACTGGATGATGTATTCACACCTTGGCGGGTCATCCTGCTCCCAAATACGCCACATTTTGCGTGAAACGATGGCAGAGTTCTCAGATGTTGGCTGCTGCATGTACTGCGCGTTCCAATAACGCGGATCAATCGACGCTTTTGTAGCTTTTAAGCTCTCAAGAGGCCACTGCTCGGGCCAAAGTGACTTCTCGTTGTCCTCGTCTTCGTTCAAAATGGCCGGAAGCTCCACAATCTCCCACGGAATTGCGTCCGGATTTTTTGATTGGTAGTCAATTAAGCGCCCAGTCAGGTCTAACAGCGACCAACGCGTCATCACAATGATGATCGCACCGCCCGGCATCAGACGCTGGAGCGGCCCGGTCTGGAACCACGACCATGCGGTATCAAAAGCCAGTCGACTATTGACTTTAACGTCCTGCTCCGAGTGAGGATCATCAATAACGAACAGATCAGCACCACGACCAGCAAGAGCGCCCCCGACACCAGCAGCATAATACTGACCGCCAGCGCTTGTAGACCATTTACCAGCAGCCTTCTGGTCGTCTGCAACCAATGTTTGCGGAAAAACATCACGGTACTCCTCAGAGTCAATCAAGTTACGCACGCGCCGACCGAAGTCTTCAGACAGACCCGCAGTGTGCGTGCCCATGATGATCTTCTTGTTGGGATACTTGCCAAGGAAGTACGCGGGGAACAGATAAGAGGAGAACTCAGACTTACCCATACGCGGCGCGATGTTGATAATCACCCGCTTTTTACGCCCCTCAACCACGTCCGTAAAGATCTTAGCTAGCTTCCTGTGGTGCGGGCCAATCTTAAACCCGGGGTACACAGATGTAGCAAAGCCCAACATGTTCGTCTTAGCTGCCGTAAGGCTAGCGCGACGTTCGCGCACTTCTATATCGTCGAGGAGTTCTATTTTGTCTTTCAGACTCATGAACGGCAGCGCCTTCTGGATGGCCTCAAGCTCCACCTTGCTGATAGAAGTGAACTGCTCAAAGTCCATCTGGCCCATCATTCTTCTCTTCTGGACTATCGTCTGGGCGCTCTGAAACGTCCACCACGTCTATCACTCCCATGAACTTGGCCAACTTATCCTTGATGCGCTGCTCAACTTCAGCATCCGACATCTCAATCTTCTTGACCTCAATTTGCTCAGTAAAGAGCCCCACTTCCGTGACCTTGCCTAGCGCGATCAGGGCTTTCAAACGGATGTTGGCGTTGGGGGACTTTGTCTCTTCAACCAGTTTAGCCACCGTGTAGCCCCTAATTTCCTGCGCCATGTCTATAAACTGCCAGTCATACGCAGCCAACATACCTGTTAGATGTCTTACTGCCGCTGGGGTTTTTAGTTCTGCAAGGCTAGCCTTTTGATCGGCGCTGTCCGTGTTGGTAGTCACGGCGTTGAACGCTTTTCGCGCCGCCTGTGTCTGTTGTTGGTTAGCAACTACTTCGTCGTCATCCACACCCAACTCTGCTAACCACTGCTCTGTAGCAACTTGCGCCGACAGAATATCACTGGGCGTCGCGTCGTCCAGTTTTTCCAAACCATCCCGAGAGGTGACCTCAGGTTCAAAATGCACCAAGTGATCTAACATGCGTAGGAATCCTTTTCAGTTGCTTCCTCGTTGGCGAGAGTGTACACTTCTTCTTGGCGAGTGCGCAAGCATTTGCTTCTCCTTGATGGTTGTTGAGTTGCCATCTTTGCCCCGGACTAAACACCCGGGGCTTTTTTTTGCCTCGAGGTTTTTTCAATTTTTATAAAATTTTTGGGGGTGCTGTGTTTTTGTACAGTGGGGGGTACTTCGGATTTTTTAAAAATTGATTTGCGGTTACGAAACAGTGTTCACACCATGACGCCACAGCACACTCCAATATGGCTTGGTGGGGGTATGGTGGGGGTCAAGAGTGGAGAACTCTCCACACTGTCAAGGGGATACGGCAACGACTTGTGGTATACTAGATGTATCGATTGGGGGAACTCAGTCGGTTCGGTTTGCCTCGCCCGTCTGCGAGGTTTTTTCTTTTGGAGATTCAATCATGAACATTCAGTTCGATCGTTACATCGTTGCCGTCGGTAAGGCATTGGAAGCAAACGCCAAGGTTGGTGTCGCACTCAAAGCCTTCAAGCCTATCTACGATAAAGCTACGCCAGAGAAACAGTTCGAGTATCGCTTGGCTGTTGGCACACTCATTGGTAAGCACTACGAGTGCGAGACTCGTGAGTCTGTCTATCGTAATGAAAAGACTGTCGCATGGGATGGCGACAACAAAGAGTTGGCAAGGGCGGCAATGAAGTATTACTTCCCACTCAAGCCACGCAAAGCTACTGACAACAAGGCAGACCCAGTAGCCGAATTGCTCAAGAAGTTCAACGCACTCAGCGCAAGCGAGAAGCGTAGATTCCTCAAAGCAATCTAAGTGTGGAGAATTCTCCACAGTTTTTTCGGAGAGCACAGCGGGCGAGGTCTGCCCGCTGTTTCATTTAATGTCCAACTAAGGAATCATCATGAACAACACACACTCACGAGATGCCAAGCGCATCATCAATGAGCTACACAACCTACTACGCCATGTGCGAGCAACCGAACTGTTGTTCGTAGCCAAAGCGTATGGGAGACTGAACAAAGTCCCACAAAAGGTAATGCTCAAAGCCATGAGCCGTTACGCCCGAATCCACCACACCAACTAAGGAAATCATCATGAGCAAGAACAGTAAAAACAAACACTACGCCCTCTCACAAATGCGCGAACTACGAGCAGAGTTCGTAGCCATGCGTGACCAGTGGGAGAAAGACCCACGAGCAGTCATCGCACACAAAGCCAAGCTCAAAGAGCAGTACAACTACGAAGCACGACAAGAGTGGGACACCATCAAGCGTGAGTCCAAACAACTGCGTAGCGCACGACAAGCAGGCAAGCAATCACGACTGTTCTAAGTGTGGAGAATTCTCCACATTCATCTCTCCACAACGTATTGTGGAGAAGTAGGGTAAAAGTGTTGTATTTTCGCACATACCCACCACTTTGCACAACTGGACACACACGAGGGTATCGCGCAACCCGCATGGATGCTAGCGATTGCGATGACCACGTCCACAATACCTATATATATAAATACAATTTTCATTTAGATATATATATTTGTGTATTGCTGGGTGTGTCTTGTTGTTCATCTTTTCAAGTTTGTTTAAGTGTTCTTGAAAAATGGTAGGTATTTTGGTCAGACATGGTATAACACCAGTGTTTATGCGGCTCTCCGCTGACCCACATATAGTGGGTAAGCTCGCGGAATGGTGGGCCAGTTACAAAACCAAGTGGGCCAGTTAGCCCCAAACTGTAAGGCATTAGTATGCAAATCAAAACTTGCGCTAAATGTGGGGAGTCGCGCCCCCTCAAAGAGTTCTCGTACCTCGCCACGTATGCACAGTCAAAAGCGTGGGGTCGAGCAGGCAATGTACGCATGACGCTCGAGTCCAAGAACTGCAAAGCTTGTCGTCCCAAGCGCAAATCAGTCAGTCAACTGACCAAGAAAGAGATACTCAACAAGGTGCGATCGGGCGAGATGAGCATCTTCACCGCCAAGATTCTTCGTTCCAAACAGAAACAGGCAGAGCACAACAAGCAAGCTATCGCATCCCGCAAGCGATGGCTCAAAGCATGGAAAGCTGAACTCAAAGAGATACTCGAGCCCATCGCCAAGGAAATCATCAGCGCACGTAGCGCATGGCTATACGCCAGAGACAGGGGCTATGTCGACAAGGCAGAGTTCTACTTCGAGTACCACGGAATGCTCAAGCATGAGAAGACCCACGCTGAGATGAGCCACATGCTCAAGCCAAGCCGACCACTATCCGCAAGGTGGGCGTACTACATAAGCCCGTTTGTATTCACTCGGGTCAGAGATATGTGGGCGGCACTGCCCCCGATACACAAGCAAAGCAGGACACCCCTGCTCATCAGATACCGCCCCGATGGGGACAACTGAATGTGGAGAATTCTCCACAATGCCGCCAGTCATTACTGGCAAACAACTTAGGGAGAAGTAAATGAACGTAATCAAAACAACCGAAGGTTACATGGTCGAGCAAGAAGATGGCGACTACCTATGCGATGAGCATGGGGACAACACATGGGAGACACGCTTGGAGGCAGAGGCAGTCGCTACCGAGGTGCTAGGCGATAGTGGGAAACACCTAACGCTACTGGATGCACAGATGAGTGCGTTCTCAGACAGCATTGCGCTGACTGACCATCAGATGCACACCGCCTTGCTCTTAGAGGTACCTAGTTGGACAACGTCCTATGAGTTCAGGGACTGGCGCTACTACGACGATAGAGATGAGATAGGGGACTTAGCCCCTCGTTTCTTTGAGCAGTCTGTGGAATTAGAGGTAGAGAAAGCACGCGCAAGGTGGGCTCGCAACGCCCTGCTGTACAAGTGGCAGAACCCCAAGGGATTCTTCTATGCGTGTAGCAAGAAAGAAGATGGCACATACCGCTACGTTGGGTTTAGGTATGGGCTACATGTAAGCGAGTACGCATCTGGGTTCGATGGCATGGGTTACACACCAAGGGAGGTCAAATGAAAGCATGGAAAGGCGTGGTTATCACCACATATCAGGAAGAACTCACAGTACTGGCTGACACGAAAGAGGAAGCTGAGTTACTTATGTACGACAGGGCTAATCCTTTGGGGGATAGCGTCAGCGGGGAGATGGAAGTGTATGACTTAAAAGAAATGGGAGAAGTGAAATGAAACTGACACAAGACGAACTATGGGATTTGTCCGAGATTGCTTGGGCTCACGCTCAACACAACGACGAAGACCCCGAGTACTACGACAAGTTCGAGGCATTGCATAAGAAACTTACGGCAATGGCAATAGCAATCAGAGATAAAGAAGGGAAGAAGAAATGAAACGATGGAGAGGCACACTGGTTGTGTCATACACACAAGAGATCGAGGTCAACGCCGACACGAAAGCTGAGGCAGAGGACTTGATGAGGGACGCCTTTGACCCGACGCGTTGCTACAACACCGCTGAATGTCAGGCATACGATGTAGAAGAAATGGAGGTAACTAAATGAAATTCTATGTACTGGGTGTGCAACCTAGCACCGAGAAGGCGCTATCACTATCGAGCAAGGTGTTCGATAACCTACAAGAAGCTCTGCATTACAGAGACACAGTAAGCCCTGCATGGCGACCATTCGTGGCTGTGCAGATCACAGAGGAAGTTCAACAGGGAGAAACAAAATGAACTTAATTGAACGAGCAATGCTTGAGTACTGGGGCGAGCGATGCGAGGACTACGAAGAGGGGTGCGTAGTGTGCGAAGCATGGCGCGAATACGACAACCTAGTGATGGACAACAAGGTAGCCAACGAGATAGCGCAGAAAGCTTTCACAGAGGTGAACAAAGACGGCAAGTTCGTACCGCCGATCTCGCTGACCAAGGTACAAAAGCCAACGCTATCTGAGTGGATGGCGTGGCTCAAACAGGGAGAGAAGTAATGCTAACTAGATGGGAAAAATTCGAACGTGTGGTGGTCTTACTAGCCATCATTGTCTTAATCCTTGACCTGTTCTATTGGAGAGGGGGCTAACAAAAAGATCGGTCATCCTTGCTTTGTGGAGAATTCTCCACATTTCGTTTATCAATTTAATTTTTTTGGAGATTTATCATGGAACAAACAGTTCAAACAGAGACAACAACTCAACCATCAATGCCTACTACGGCGCTGTTCACCACGCTCATGGCGCTCGTTGAGAACTACATCAAAGACATTGTGTACGCGCAAGTCAACGAGATACTTCTGAACCACCGCACGCTGAAGATGATTGACGAGGGCTTCAAAGATCAGATCAGAGAGATCGCCAAGGATGTCGCAGAGGAAGTGGTCAGTACGCACACCGATGACGAGTACCACGTATCAGAAGATGCCATCACAGACATCGCAACAAGCGCAGTGGAAGATCACGACTTCGACAGTCAGATCAGCGACGCAGTCAACGATGCGATCAACGACTTCGACTTCACAGATGTAATCACGGCGTCCATCAAGGACAACATCACGTTCTCTGTGTCAGTAGACTAATGGAGGAACCATGGAAACAACAACAGAGAGCCTTGCCTTTCAACAGCTATCCAACAGCGCAAAGCAACACGCTATCGCTGAGTATGGGCAACCGCCCGATGATTGGCATGAAGATATATACGCACGAGCTATCGAGGATGGCCCCGCAAGGGGCTTTCTGATAGATGAGATTCAGTTCAGCGGCTTTTACTCACAAGGTGATGGCGCATCATGGACTGGCTACGTTGATCTCGCTGACTTCATCGAGTATCACAGCAAACCAGAGGACGCTGACTACACACAGCACGTTGTGTTGCGTGAGCTAATCAAAGATGGTTGGTGTGAGGAAAGCGTGACTATCAGCAGGAACGGCTTCTACTACAACCATAGTGGCACGATGCGTAGCTCGGGGGTGGACGATCGCCTCCACTACGCAGAAGATGACTCAGTCATAGACGACAGCATCCTCGAAGGCGCTAACGTGAAAGAGCTAGCCAAGTCTATTGACTACGAGTATCTGCTCAACCAACTCGACGAGTGGCTACTCGGCAAAGCGCAGAAGTTTGCTGACGAGATATACAAACAACTAAGAGAAGAGTACGAGCACTACACAAGTGAAGATTACTTCATAGACCTGTGCGACATCAACGGATGGCGCTTCGATCAACGTGGCATTTTAATAGAGGGAGATCATCATGGGGTATAGATCAGACGTAGCGTATGTCATTAAGTTCAATGACATCGAGACACGCGACAACTTCGTAACGCTGATGCTTGCGAAGAACGACAAGTGGATAACACAAGCACTAGATGAGTGCGAGTACCGCTATGAGGATGACCCCGTCATCACGTTCGAGATGAACAGCATCAAGTGGTACGACACATTTGATGAGGTAATAGCGCATCGCGCATTGATGCACGAGGCAGTACATATTTATGGAGGAGAGAAAGGAGGTAGGTATAGGTTCATCGCCGTAGGCGAGGACGGACAAGAAGAGTTCGATGAGAACGACGACGAAGGTGATTTGTATGACTACATCACAACTGTACATGCAGTACAAACATCTTTCCCTTTAATCAAAGTATCAACTTTAAATCAGGAGTAATTATCATGGCATACATTTGCAGAAACTATGGCGAGGCATTGGGTACATTTGCAATGCGAGGTGCAGTACGCAGTAAGGCATGGCAACCCAACGAGCGACCGCTTGACCCCAAGCCACGCTCAGAACACCGACTCATCGAGGGCAGTAATGAGTATGGCAAGTACTTCGACGTCAAGCTGTATCAGACTGTGATGGCGCGGTTCTACGAGCCCAAGGTAGTGGATGGCAAGCGTGTTGAGCGTAGGTTGTACATGGGTCACAACTCGCAGACTAGTCAGCAGTTCATGCGCCACACACTACGTGTTGACCTTGGTGTGAACGTCGACTGGCGTGACAACACGACACACGCAGATGAGCTAATCATCATGCCCATCTACACCAAGGCGTTTATGGTTGACGGCGACAGAGATACGCCGTTCAGCTTGGACGCTGTGTTTGTCGATGGCTTGCTAGACCCTACGCAGTCTGAGCACACCAAGCACTACCGACTAGTCGCGGACAAAGATGTGCGTGCATTCAAGCAACGTGTTGCCGCACACTTCGAGCCCTACATCATGCTTGCGCAGATGCGTTTGCCAGAGTTCAAAGCTGAGTGCAAGCTTGACTACAAGTATGGTCAAGCGTTCGGTGGTGAGGGATACAACCGCGAGTACTACATGGCGATACAAGAGATGTGGAATGACCCCGAGCCACAACAGCGGTTCATTGATACATTCTTTGATATGTGTCAGAGCGCGTTCAACATCATCGCATCCAAGCGTGGTGCTGACCAAGAGGACTTCACCATGACTGGCAGTTGGTATTCCCGCAACAGTGTTCCGAGTTCAATCGACGACTTGAAGAAACCCATCGAGATGGTCGAGTTCAGGCGTGCCATCCTTGACAGGATACAGAAATACGTTGGCAGTAACTCACTTAAGAAACCAGAGGAGGTGAAACAATTCCCAAGAAATTCTGAATACCCACGTTCTAATATTCACACCTAAGTAACCTTAGGGTTTCCGCTAGGTTGTCAAGTCTTTGACAACCTATGCTATAATTTCTTTAAACAAAACAGGAGAAGCACTATGAGCTATGAGAAGATGACTCTCAATCAGAGAGTCCAAGCCGCAAACATTGACTGTA